TATTTTATTGCTAAAGGCAGTGAAGCTGCTCGTAATAAGTTTAAATACGAGCTAGAGGCTTTGGGATACACTTTTGATGGCTGGCTGCAGATGCAAACTGTTGGCATGTATGATGCAATGATTCATTGGGGGAGTTGATGAGTAAGTACGTAGTTGGTAAAAATCCTTGTCCATTCCGGGGATGTAATTCTAGTGACGGTTTTCATTGGTATGGAGAAGGTAAGGGAGGCATGTGCTTTGTCTGCAAGAAAGCCATCTTATCAGATGAAAGAAAAGCAGAGCTAGGTATTGAGAAATTTGAATGGACAGATGATATGGAGGCTGAAGTGGCAAGTAAAGAGCTATTGACAAAAGAAGAACTGGAACAGATTAAAGGATATACAGGAACTAAGGGACATATGTCTCGTGGTATTGAAGATGAGTACTACAAAGCATACTCTGTTCGCTTTAAATACTCTGAGACAACAGGGGAAGTGATTGAAACTTTCTATCCCTATACTGAGCAAGGAAAGCCATCAGGATATAAAGTTAGGGTTATGAATCCAAAGGATTTCCGCTCAATTGGTAAAGTTGGCAAGAAGTCTGACTTGTTTGGGGCATGGAAATGGAAGCAAGGTGGACATACCCTTGTAATCTGTAGCGGTGAAGCTGACACCATTGCTGCCTATGCAATGCTAGAAGAGTATCGTAAATCGAAAAGTAGCACCTTTGAACCTACTGCCGTGGTAAGTGCAGCAATTGGTGAAACTGGAAGTTATAAACAATTCCAAGAAAACTACGACTGGCTTGCATCATGGGGTAAGATTATTTATTTTCCAGACAATGATGTTGCTGGCCTGGCAGCTCTTGAGGATATCAATAATGTTATGCCTAAAGGCAAGTTGTTTATTGCTAAGCTTCCTGAAAAAGATGTTAATGACATGCTTGTTAAAGGTAAGCAGAAGCAATTCATTAAGGCGTTCTTTGATGCCAAGCCATATACACCAACAGGTGTGGTTGGTAGTAGTGAACTATATGAAGCAATGGTAGAGGCATCTCACGTAGAGAAGATGCCATTCCCGCCTGCTTACATAGAACTGAATGATATGCTTGCTGGCGGAGTAGCATTAGGGACAATCGGGGTTATTAGTGCATTCACTGGTATTGCCAAGACAACTATTGTAAATGAGTGTCTGTACTACTGGATTTTTAATAGCCCGCACAAAATTGCAGTAGTGTCTATGGAACAGAGCAAATCTCAGTTCGCTGAATTGATGCTATCTCGTCACATGGGCATTAAGATGGGCAAGATGCTTCCAGACCAGAAGCGAGAGTTTTTAAATAGGCCAGAAACTAGACAAGCAAGTGAAGTGTTATTTAAGGCAGAAGATGGCAGTGACCGTTTTCTAGTTGTAGATGATCGTGATATGGAAATTGAGAGCATGAAACAAGCTATCGAAAAAGCTGTCATTAGTTGTAATGCTCGTGTTATTATTTGGGATACAATCTCTGATGCAATGGATGCCCTAACAGTGGAAGAACAAGCACAAGTAATGAAGTGGTGTAAGAGTTTGGTAGCAATGTACAATTGCTCACTAATCCTTATTGCACACCAAAAGAAACCCCCTGCTGGAGCTAAAGATGGTGCCGCTGGTGGAATGGGTACAGAGAGCGGTGTACAAGGCTCTAGCACGATTACTAAGTCAGCTACGTGGATTCTTATGCTTGCGCGTGATAAAACGAGTGAAGACCCTATTACACGCAATACAACGCTATTGGCGCTATCAAAGAATCGGGATGCTTCTGACACCGGCCCTGCTGGCGAATTGTATTATGAAGTAGCAACCCACACTATTCACAATAAGCAAGAGTGGCTTGAAAACAATGGAGTAAGCTTTTAATGAGATTAGAAGATTTATATTATTACGCTGAAGACAGTCCTAGCGGACTAAGATGGAAAATAAATAGATATGGAGGAAAGGCCTATAACGTATTGGCTGCCTCTGCTGGAGATGTTGCTGGGTATTTAAATAAGGACGGTTATTGGATTCTGTCCATAGGTCATGGCAGAAATTATGTTAAAGGTCACAGGGTAGTATGGCAACTTTGTAACGGAGATTTGCAGGATGGTATGTCTGTAGACCATATAAATGGTGATACAAGTGATAATAAGATTTCTAATTTGAGGGCTGTCCAACACAAGATTAATTCAAGAAACCAGAAAATGAAGTCTTCAAATAGCAGTGGAATAACAGGAGTGTACCTGACTAACGGTAGGTGGGTAGCTCAGTGGAGAGATGACAAAGAAGCAAAGACTAAGTCATTCTCTACGAACAAGTACGGCCACGACAAAGCCCTCGAACTAGCTTGCGCCTATCGTGAAAAGATGATACAAGAACTAAATGCCCAAGGGGCAGGCTACACAGAACGTCATGGAAAGGAAACAGCATGAAATTAATCAACACAATCATTTTAGGTGTTGCACTAACACCGTGTATCATCTACAATATATACAAATATAAGTGTAGAACTACTAAGTCATTTGAACAACGCTAAGGAGGAATACAATGCTTAAACCTAAAGTTGGTGATAAATTTCTTTGTACATGTGATGATAGAGCTTCACACGGTTTTTATCGTGGAGAAGTGTATACAATAGAGGATGTTGCTGAAGAGACTGTTGGATTTCGTGGTTTATTATGGGGCGGTTGGGCATACAAAACCTTTCCAGAAGATTTTGAACTTGTATCCCCAGAACAACCAAAGCCACCCCTAGGCTTACGTCATTGGCATATTGCTGATGCAGAACGTGTTGGAGAAATCCTAGACGCTATGAAGCGTTATACTACTGAGCATAAGCCTATCCCTGAAGAATGGATGGAAGAACTTATTGAGAAAGTTGTAATTGATTATGAGCAATGAGAAAACATATTGCTTACAATGTGGGAGAGTGGTAGAATACCCTCATAAGTTTTGTTGTGAAGAGTGTGAGAAACAGTGGTGGAAGCGGGCTAATTTTAGATAGGAGAGAATATGAGTCCACGTTGTAAACGTTATAAGAACGTGTTTGTAGCTCCAGCTAGTGATTTGTGGAAGGCTATTGAGAATAAAGATAGCAAGAAAGCTGAAGAGCTGTACAAGGAAGCTTTGAAGAAAGCTAGAGAATATGAAGTGATTGAGTAGGAGGGTGTATGGGTTTGAGACTATGTTGGGACTCAGAGGCAACAGGATTTTTAAATGACGAGAACGTAGATTATCAAGCCTCTCCTTGGAAAGTTCGTGACCATTTTAAAATTCATTGTGTAAGCTTCAAAGATATTGTCACTGGTGAACGCTTTCCATTCATTCAAGGGGATGTATACAAGCATCTTAAAGAGTTCTTAGCAGACAGTAACATTGATGAGATTATTGCACACAATCAGTTAGGCTATGACTTACCGGTGCTCAAGGCTGTACTGGGCGTTGATTACTCTGCAATTGACGAAACATTAATGGGAAAGCCATGTAAGATTACAGATACCCTCGTGATGTCAAAAACGCTCAATGCAGATAGATATGCACACAGTATTGAATACTTTGGTAATCTGCTTGGACTAGAGAAGATTGATTGGCGAGCTAAAGCTATCGAGCTTGGACTAATTAATGCTCATGCCCCAAGTGGTGCTGAATTCCTTGTTTATCATCCAGAAATGTTTGTGTACATGGAGCGAGACATTGACGTTAATATTAAGGTGTACAACTATCTTATCAAAGAATGGGGAGATTGGCCTTGGGAAGATGCGTTTAAGCTTGAGACAGCTACACGAGAGATCATTACAGCTCAGGAGCATAGAGGTTTTGCATTTAATCGTGAACTAGCTGAAAGTAATCTTGACTTCCTAGACAAACGCATGGAAGAGATTAAAGCTGTTGTAGAGCCTTTGCTTCCTCCTAAGCCAATGGGTAAGACTACGCTTAAAGACTATACGCCAACAGCTAAACAGTTTCTAAAGAGTGGCAAGCCTAATGTGCATATCACTAATTTTATTACTAAGCATGGTGGAGAGATTATTGAGGAAGGTGATGAGTATTACACTGAGCTATTTGGCAAGCGTTATAAGCTTCCGCTTCCTAATGAACCGTTGCTAACAACTGAGCCAGCCACAGTCAAGGATACAACGCACATTAAAGGTTGGCTAGTAGAGATGGGCTGGAAGCCTTCACAGTATAAAGAACGTGACCTTACTTGTGACAGTAAGAAAAAGAAACTGTCTCAGGAGAAGTTCGAGGAAGCTGTAACACGCTATGTTGAACAAACTTTATCTTCACCGTTTTGTTCAGATCGCTGTGAAGAGTTAGGCACGTCTAAGGGAAGGTTGTTAGCTCTCTTATCTAAACACGACATGAAACGTCCACTCAAGGTGTATACCAATCCTACACTGACAGTAGGCATGGAAAAAGAGATTGACCCAGCCCTGCTAGAATTGGCTGACAAGTTCCCTCATGTTAAGCTAGTGAGCGAGTATCTAACATACTCCCATCGTAGGAACAGTATTCTAGGTGGAGGTGTAGACTATGACGACGACGAGGAAGAGATTGAGAAAGGCTACCTAGCTAGTGTAAGACAAGATGGACGTATTCCAACTCCAGCAGATACATGCGGAGCAGGGACATCCAGATTTAAGCACCGCCTATGCGCCAACATTCCCCGCGTAACGAGCCTGTTTGGTAAAGAAATGCGAGGCATGTTTGGAGTAGATACGTCTACACATTACCAGATGGGCTACGACTTCGATTCGTTAATAACTGGCGAATGTAAAACCTATTGAATTGCTGGAACACCCTAACGTAAAGCCGAGGGCAATCAGCAGCGAAGACGCAAATTACCTCTTAAGACCGGAGGTGATATGAAGAAAATTATTAAAGATTTTCCCATGTATGAAATTTATAGTGATGGAAAAAATTTGGAGCAAACATACAAATAAATTTCTTAAACCTTTTCTGAGTTCACAAGGAAAAGGAGAGGACTACTACTTAGCAGTTAAACTCTGTGACAATGCTTTTGAAAAGACTGTCACTATTCACAGGCTAGTAGCAGAAAACTTTATTGAAAATCCAAACAATCTTGAAACTGTAAACCATAAGGACGGAAATAAACAAAACAATTGTATAGAAAACTTAGAGTGGATGACTCAAGGCGATAACAAACGCCACGCTTTTGATACAGGTATTTCAGAGGCTTGGTGGAAAGCTCAGAAACATCCTAGAAGCACTTTCTCAAACGAAGAAGTTCATGAAATTTGTAAAAAGTTTGAAAAAGGTGTCAAACCTGTTGATTTGGCTCCAGCTACTTCTCTTGAATATCAAAAACTATTCAGGATATGGAATAGAGACAACTGGAAAACAATATCTAAAAACTACAATTGGTAATTTGCGTAACGTTCAACGACTATCGAAACCACGTATAAATACGGAAGGGAGTAGAGTAGGAAGTAAGCTTATGACTTCCGAAGCGGTAGGAACTCTTAAATGAGTTATGATATAGTCTGAACATATAGGAAACTATATGCGGCACGTAATGGTGCGGAGTAAGTGTTGCGACTTACTTGAACATATTGTAGAAGCTAAGATTGAGAGTCATTACGTCTATAAGTATGTAGGCGGTGTTGAATATGGTGTGAGTCTTACAGCCGAGAAGCCTAATGACTGTCACTCTGTATTAGCTCGTAAGATTACTGGTATTCTAGGGCGTGATTTTCCAAGGTCTACATCCAAAAACGTCAAATATGGGTGCAGTTACAATGCTCAGCCAGCTAGGGTAGCAAAGACTGTGGGTTGTGATTTAGCTACAGGCCAGATTATATTTGATGCTTTCTGGGAACAAGCTTATCCGCTGAAGCAACTTAAGGAAAATATGCAGAAGTATTGGGAAACTACGGGAGGTAAGAAATTCTTGCTAGGTATTGATAAGCGTAAATTACCAATCCGCAGTAAGGGCAACGTAATCAATACAGCTTTCCAATCTGCAGGCGTTATCTGTGCTAAACGTGCTATGGTGATTCATTACTTAAAACTCAGAGCTGAAGGCTTTACTGTAGACTTCTGGAAAGATGATTGGAAAAATCTATCGTTTGTACAACAGTTGATAGCTTACCATAAACATTGTGGCCTTGTACGGTAACGTACATTGAATAACCCCTCTAATTGCTGGAAACCCTTATAGGGCAATCAGCAGCCAAGCTCCGACAGGAGAAGGTTCAGAGACTAGGCGTAAGCCGTAAGCATCAAGTGATGCTGAAACGGGGGGAATCCTGAAAAGGATTGTGATATAGTCCGACACTCCTAGTAATAGGAGAGAACGTAACGAGTTCTATAACAGACTGGATGAAGCTCAACTAGAAGTTGCAAAAAATATGGTTACATGGAAAATCTTTAAGACTGAGGAAGAAGCTAAAGTGTTTAAGTCTCTACAAACTGATAAAGTATGGAGCGACATTGGGCATAGTGCTAAAGGATACTATGTAGGTTATTGCCGAGCTGGAGAATTAGCTACTGAAGCTGTACGTGAAGCTGGGCAATATTATAAACTTAACGTCGAATTAACTGCAGGCTACATGCTTGGGACTGATTGGGCAACGTGCCACTAAAAGGGTTGTAGAATGACATACACAAACCAATACGTAGATTTATCTAACCCTAACGAGTTCTCTGTCTGTGATA